AAGTTATTGGGTTATCAGGCACGCCATTTGCGCCATTTTTGGGTAATTACTATCAGTGCCTGATTAAGCCAACAACCATCAAAGAGCTGATAGCACGCGGTGATCTCAGTCAATACGAATTCTACGCGCCAACCCAGCCTGATTTGAAAGACGTCAAGACGACTTCCAATAGTGAGTACGGCAAAGACTATAGCGAGTCACAACTTGCGGAAATTATGGGTAACACAACTCTGGTGGGGGATGTTGTCCGTAACTGGCTGGAGAACGGGCAGGATCTGCCGACTATCTGTTTTTGTGTCAACGTGGCACATGCCAACTTTGTCACCATCGAATTTAATCAAGCGGGGGTGAATGCCGAGGTGATGACGGCAGACACTCCGCACGAGGAACGGCAGTTAATCATTCATCGTTTTGAACAGGGCGCGACAAAAATCATTGTGAATGTCGGGGTACTAGTTGCTGGGTTTGATAGTGACGTGCGGTGCATTATTTATGCCCGCCCGACTAAGTCTGAGATCCGTTGGCTACAAACTATCGGCAGAGGTCTTCGTACTGCACCAGGTAAAGACGTTTGTCTTGTCTTTGATCACAGTGGTTCAGTTCATCGCCTCGGTTATCCCGACAATATCGAATATGACGAATTGCCGTCCAAAAGTGACGGCATGAAAGACAGTTCCCGCAGTATCGACAGCGACAAAGTTGAAAAGCTGCCGAAAGAGTGCCCGGCGTGTCACTTTATGAAGCCGGCAGGCGTCTACGTTTGTCCGAAATGCGGGTTTAAGCCCTTAAGCGGTGAAGATGTGGAAGTGGATCGCTCGCGTGGACTGAAAAAGCTTACCGGCAAGGATCGCGTCTATAGCAAGGCAGAGCGTCAAAGCTGGTGGTCACAAATCAAGTATTACCAGCGCCAGCGAGCTAACCAGGGCAAGCCTATTTCAGATGGTTGGTGCGCTCATACCTTTAGAAGCAAATTCAGTGAGTACCCGAACGGCTTACACGATCATCCGGTAGAAATCACCCCGGAAGTGAACAATTTCATCAAATGGAGATTGATTGCTCACGCGAAGAGTCAGGAGAAAAAACAACTCAGTTCAGCCACGCAGGGAGATAGCTTATGAAAACAACGGATGCGGTAATTGGACAGTGGTCGATAGTTTTTGAGCATTACGGTTTACCCCCCATTACTGGGAAAAAACATTACAAAGACAAGTGTCCTATTTGCGGTCAGAAGGGAAAATATCGCTGTGATGATAAAGACGGTCGGGGAACATTCATTTGTGTCTGCAACATTGGTGACGGTTGGAAATTACTTGCACTGACTCAGAAGAAAGACTTTAAAACTCAGGCGAAAGAAGTTGATGAAATTATTGGCAATACGTATGCACATCAGTCTGATGTCGTTCAATCTCCTGCCAATAAAGATGACCGGTCATTATTTCGTGACAAGGTGATCAGGAAGTATGCCACTCTGGTGAGTCTGCGCGGAACGTCAGCCGAAAGTTATTTACGCAGCCGGGGAATTAATTGTTTACCCGCGGAACAAATCCGGTATTGCCATCATCAGCCTGTGGAAATGAAAGCTTTTCAGGCTATGTATTCTCTGGCGACGGATGATAAAGGCACGCTTTGTTACCTGCACAGGACGCTATTAGAGGGTGATAAAAAAGCCAATATGGATATCGCCAAAAAGACGTATTCCCTACAGTCTGATGATTATTTAAAACACACAGGATCTGTTGCCATCCGCATGTTTCCCGTTTCATCAACGTTGGGGATCACAGAAGGCATAGAAACCGCTCTCTCATGTAAACAGATATACGGTTGCAACACCTGGCCGACTATGAATGCGGGATTTATGGGGAAATTCCGGGTACCGAGAGGGGTTAAGCACTTAATTATTTTCGCTGATATGGACCTGTATTCAGCAACCGGCCACGCGGCCGCGTTTGAGTGTGCCAGGGGTAATCTCGTTGCCAAAAACGATTTAGAAACGGTCAGTATTCGCTGGCCTGATCACGGTGATTTCAATGACGTACTCGTCGATGGTGATGAAGTGCGTGAACTGTCTTTTAAGAAATGGGTGGAATAATGAAACTCGAATCAGCATTAAAACATTTCAGCCCGAAAGGACTGGCAATCAGCGATTCATCCAAATGTACATCAACAAACCGGATCACAGGGACGGATGTGATGGCGGCCTTGGGTATGGCTGAATCTAAGGCTGAATTTGGAATGGCGGCGTTCCTGGGTAAACACGGCGTCAGCAATGAAGATACCATTCGAACCGTTGAACAGCTGACTTTGTATGCCAGACGTCAGGTACCCAAACTCATTACCAAAGCGAGTGGGCGCCAGTTAGGAAAATGCCTGGTGATATTGGCAAAAATGGCTTTTGAGGAATATTCCCGATCAGCCGCCACAACCAGTCTATGCTCACATTGTAATGGACGCGGGTTAATATCCGTTCAGCGTGATGTGATTAAATATGCTGGATATAAGAATGTGATAGAGCAACGGATAGAAACGGAGTGGGTGGATGAACTCTGCTCTCCCTGCAACGGTAAAGGGGTTATATCCAGTCGTTGCCGTTGTAACGGGACCGGTAAAGTGGTTGACCGTGAAGCAACAAAAGCCACGGGTGCACCGGTGATTAAAATCTGTGAGCGTTGTACGGGGCGTGGTTATAGCCGGGTGCCATCTTCGGTGGCGTATACAGCCATTAAGGCTCTCCTGCCAGATTTAAACGAAAGGACATGGAGAAGGAACTGGAAGCCATTCTATGAAAAGCTGGTGGCGAAATGTGATATTGAAGAAAGCAGGGCTGCATCCGAATTCAGCAAAGTGACACAATAAAAAATCTATCAACAATTTGCATTTTGTCCGCAATTGGTTTATCGTCTATCAATAGTGGGGAATTGTAGCTATGCTCACTAAAGAATATTCAGACCCGCCTAGGTGCGGGTTTTGTCGTTTATGCAGTAGTAAACTGTAGGGTATTCGATTGAAGTAAGAATCCAACTTAAGTAATATTGTATGGCTATTTGGCAGTAAGATGAAATGACCTTCATTAATAAATAATCAAGTGAGGTGTTTATGTCTGAAATGAATAAGCCAGAAGTTACTGAAACAGAAAATAAAACCCCTGAGCATGAACGCGCGTTAAACCCCAATCAATACAAATGTAATCATGTCGTTGCTCCAGAAAATTCCTGTCCGTGGGCAATTATCCAAGTGTATTTGGGAAATCAAGCGCGGCGGGGTGACTGGGACTCCCCTAATGAATACATACGCCTTATTCCTGAATCGACTGCTAACAGTGAAGGCAGCCTAATTTATATTGAGAAGTGCGATAAGCATGGACACTGGTTACCCTGGCAACCAACGCCGGAAGATATAATGGGTAGTGATTGGTCATTGTTAGAGTTGATGGTTTTTGATATTACCTTGGGAACAGGGAAGTATAAAGATAATAGTGGTGTTACTGGTTGGGGGTATTATGGCATAGATAATGATCTACTTTCCCCTTTTGGTACTTTAAATGTAATCAAAAATAAGACAGATATTGCGAAAACTACAGTATTTTATTGGAATGAGCGTGGGGGTTATAATCCTCCTTTATTTATTTTTGGTGTATTTTCTCGTGAGAGTTCCGAAAGTTATCAGAAAGTGCAAGAGTTATTTAAAAGCAAAAATCTTTATATAACAGTCGATGACATAACCTATAATCTTGGCACACCCTCGTCTATTGGGATAGATGGGGATTCCAGTTGGTATGAAGGTACCGAAGCACAAAAACTAGGTGCCATAATGAAACAAACGGGTAAGACCAAGCGTTTTTACTGTATCTGGCGTTAATTATATTACATCTTGAATTCCAGGCTGCGCATAGCGTGGCCTTTTTCTTTAGATAGACTAAATTCCTGTATGCTTGCCTGTGTAACAAGTGACACTTCTTGTTTTTTCCTCTCAAATGAGGTATAAAAATCGGAAGTGAATTTACAGACAGAGACTACGGCATGCAAGCATTAAAAATTTATACTGAAGGACAAGCAGTAGATAAATTGGAGCAATTTGGCCTAAATGATGACAACTTCATTTATGCCTTATCTAAGGCTATTTACGAAAGCAAGAGAAGCTCACCGCTACATCCACGTAATGACTCAATGCTAAGGGCTTGGAGCGAAACTGTTGCTTCTTTTCGTGAAAGCGTAATCATGAATGATAGTGGTTGGAGCTACGTTCTAACCGATGGCCTTGAATTAACAATAAATTCTACTTTGGGGCTGAGTGTTGTTGTATCCAGTGGAGATAAAGATACTGGGCTGGCAGATGGCAGTCCCAGAACAAAAAACGCTAAGGGTAATGCCACAAAAAATATTGTAAATAATAATCAGACATTAGAGTTATTTTCATCCAACGAAGTTACACCAATAACTGACACGGTGAGTCCTGTTGACTCAACGAAGACTTATGTTTTCTTGTATTTTTTTGATTTAGACAAACAAGAAGTGCGTTGTGAGCTTTCACTGCCTGATGGTATGTCTAATTATTTCTCGCAAAACAAAATCGACTCTTGGGCGGAAAGGATTATTTTACCATCGGTATCATTTTCTTCAGCCGTTGAACCTAATAAGCATAAGCAGGAAGAATTTACAGAAGAGTTCGATATTCCTGTGTCAAGAAAATAACTATTATGAACGAGAGAATTAATCCTGAACGCTTAAAGCTGGCTCGTTTGCGTAGAAAATTGACTTACAGTGCATTGTCTGAAATCACTGGCATATCAACTAAGTCATTAGCAGGATATGAAAAGTTTGATAACCTGTTTATGCCTACAGAGCAAACTACACAATTAATCGCTGATGCGCTTAATTACCCCAAAGAATTTTTCTTTGGAGAGGAAGTGGAGTTCGTTGAGCCTTCAACAGTGTCATTTCGATCTTTAAAAAGTTTAAAGGCAGCAGATCAACATGCTGCTGAAGCCGCTGGTTCGTTAGGGGTTATAGTTAATTCTTTTTTTGAAAGCAAATTCAATCTACCACAATCAAATTTACCCAATTTAAGAGGGTATGAGCCTGAAGCTGCGGCAGAAACATTGCGTGAAATATGGGGACTGGGAACAAAAAGTATTTCTAATATGGTGCACTTGCTTGAAGCCAATGGAGTCAGGGTTTTCTCATTGGCTGAAAACACCTTAAAGGTGGATGCTTTTTCGTTTTGGAAAAATGAAACGCCATATGTATTTTTAAATACACAAAAGTCAGGGGAAAGAAGTCGTTTTGATGCTGCTCATGAGTTAGGGCATTTGGTATTACATAAGCATGGTTCACCACAAGGAAGGGATGCGGAAGATGAGGCAGATAAGTTTGCATCTGCGTTTCTTATGCCTAAAAGAACTATTATTGCGTCAAAAATGAACTTTCCTACACTTGATGAAGCCATTCGATTAAAAAAAAATTGGCGTGTTTCGGCTGTAGCTTTGATTGTTAGAATGAAACATGTTGGGATTCTAACAGAATGGCAATACAGGACGTTGATGATTGAGGCTAATAAGAGAAATTTACGATACAGAGAAATTGAGGGAGTAGAAAGAGAACGCTCAATATTGATTGAAAAGATGTTAGCTATACTAAAACAAGATGGCTTTAAGTTAAGTGACTTATCAAAAAAGCTTTTTATACCGATTGAAGAGTTGACTAATCTTTTATTTATGGTAGCTCTAATTCAAGGGAATAACGGTGTTAATCTTAAGAATAAAAGCACAGCTAACTTAAAGATTGTTTAAGTATAATAGTTAATTAAAATTAGTCACACTCATCTACATTTAGAAATCACTATAAGGCTGCGCATAGCGTGGCCTTTTTCTTTATTACCGTCGAGAGGTCAGGTATGAATTTTGACAAACTATCTTCAGAATCCCAAGAACAGGCCCGATTAGCACTTATGACTATTCTGGCGCAAATGGTACCTGATGGACTGAGTGATCTTGACGCGGTATTTGCAGGTGAAGCTGTTGCCGCTGCGTTTACCGCAATGGAGCGCTATAGCAGCGTTTCTGACGAATGCAAAGATGAGAGTAGAGATTGTGATCGCGAAGCGTTTTTGAAAGCAGTAAATACCCCTCACCCTAATGGCAAGTGGGGGGGATTTATTGAACAGGAGAAAAAACGTCAGGAACTTATGCTCAGAGTTGCAAAAGAGTGTGAATCTTCTCAGTGATTTGTTTTTCTCTTTTGATTAATTGTTCGTTATCCGTAGGAATTATTTCAGAGGCTATTTGACATTCTGAAAAGAGAATATCTTTCAGGGCATCTTTTTGTACGGGTGAAAGCAGTTGTAACATTGCAATCATGATCCGCTCTGTAGCTGTGATGCTGATTTCCAGCTCGCGGACAGCTTCATTAATTGTTCTGCTCATGAGTTCCTCTTTCTATTAGCTATGGTTACTTGTCGAGATTTAATAATAGCCGATCTGGGAATTCCCATATCGGAACGAATTCAATTGATTACGGAGGCTGCGCATAGCGTGGCCTTTTTCGTTTTAAAGGCCACCGATGTAAATATTTTCAGCGAGGTAAGAACGCGGAAATATTCTGCTTAACTGAGATCACCTTATGCATAAGAATATTTGTGGAGCAATTAGGACAAAAATTTTCCCAAAAACGCCCTTTGGTCGTCGGTATGTTTTTACCTGTTGGTTGAAGTATCGATATTTCTCTTTTTTGGAAACAATGTGTGCAAAGATAGTGCGTTTCGATATCCGAGTCAGGAAGTGTTTTCAACCGATATACCGTCGAACCGGCATCAGTGGTATAGATTTCGTAATCCTTGGATTGCAAAGCAAACATCTTGATTTGGGTATTTTCCTCAGTAAGCTTCATTGTGATTTGCTTCTCAGCAAGGTAAAGGCTGGAGAGTTCTGCATTGGTCATTTGTAGATCAGTGATTTTTTCATGCAATTGATTTAGTGCTGAATTGATAACTGATTGATCCCGTGCATCTTTGATAATCTTTATTAATTCAAAAGCTTGTTTAGCTGCTGAAATGGCAGCCGCTGTTTCTGTGAACATATTATTCTCACGTATTGTAGGGGTGAGTTAATATTAGCCGATTTCTTGTTGTAGGGGTATAGCAGGAAACACGCGCCGGGCGTGAAGCTGTACCCGGCACATATTCAAGGTCACATTTCGGTATGGCCTTTTTGTATTGGTCACAGTAAAATTTCTCTAAAGGTGATAAACGTGAGTGTTCTATTTGGATATAGCGAGATAAAAACCATGATCACCTATGAGGACTTACAAAAAACCGCAGAGGAAGCCAATGAAAAAAGATTCACCCACGCAGAGATATTGAGGGGGTGTATTGGTCATTTTATTGAACAATATGAACAGTCTCTTGCAATAGTCGATCGGACTTTCAGGGATCACAAAGACCAGCAAGAGAAAATGGTGACACTGGGTATTAACGAGAATGGCATATTCAAAGAAAAGCATTTGCATGAACTCAAGCTATCTGATGACTTTAGTTTGTCGTTTGTTATCAAAACTGTTATCACAACGAAAGACCCTCAATCTACATGGATTGCATCCCCAATAACGATAAGTAGGCAATCTGGGGTTGTCACGTTTGTTTTTACTGGTAGCTCTGAAACCGTATCATGTCGTATTCCGCAGGGGAATTTATTAACAGTCTACAGCGAGGCGGCTGAAACTTTGAAGCTAATGACTATGGATCTTATTAAGCAAACCGCTCCAGAATAACCGCCCTCTTTTTTTATAATCTATTGAAATCTTGCCGATATCGGAATTCCGATAACGGCATCCTATTAACTCACTCACAGGGGCGACTTATCTCACCCCCACGGACGCCCATTTTATGGGGGTGGATATGAAACTCATGGACAAGCAACCTGACATCTGGATGCAGCTATGGTTATGGCTGCTATCAGTCAAAGAGCAAGGTATCGGTGCGGCCTTAGCCGGTTTAATGGCTTATCTCCGAGGTCGCTATAACGGCGGTAAATTTTGGAAGACAATCATTGACGCAATGATGTGTGCATTAATCGCGTGGTTCATTCGTGACTTGTTGGTCTTTTTAAATTTAAGCACGGATCTCGCATATATCGGCAGCGTCATTATTGGTTATTTGGGAACAGATTTTTTCGGTCAGTTGATGCGTGGGACTTTGAATCGTAAAGCGGGGGTATCAGATGCAAATCAGTGAAAAAGGTTTGAAAGCGCTGAAGAGTGATGAAGGTTGTAGTTTAACTGCGTATCGTTGCCCCGCAAGAGTTTTGACAATCGGCTACGGTCACACTAGCGGAGTAAAGCTAGGTGATGTGATTACAGAGCAACAAGCCGAACAGTTTCTACTTGAAGATTTAGCCCCGGTTTACATCACGATCGAGACGAATGTCAAAGTGCCGCTGACTCAGGGCCAATTTGATGCGCTTTGCTCGTTTATCTTCAATCTCGGTGCCGGTGCTTTCGTGCGTTCTACTTTGCTTAAGAAACTCAATGCTGGTGACTATAAAGGCGCGGCCAATGAGTTTATGAGATGGAATATGGCTGGTGGGCGAATATTACCGGGGCTAGACGCTCGCAGGGCATCTGAAAAAACGATGTTTTTATCATGAAATTCAACGCTCAGTATTACACGCTCATTGCACTGATTATTGTCTCACTGACAGCGTATTACTATCACTCTGCATTACAGAAAGAGCGACATGTAACAACACAGCAGCAAGAAGACATTCAGCAACTCACAGACACTATCAACTATCAGAACTCTCACATCACCATGCTAAACGAATTGGATGATAAACATACAAATGAACTTGCTCATGCCAAATCTAAGATCACTCAGCTTAGCGATGATTTGCGCACTAACATTAAGCGCGTGTATGTCAAAGCCCAGTGTCCAGTGCGTGAAACTCCTTCCCCCTCCGGCGTGGATGGTTCAGGATCCGCCCGACTGGAGAAAGACGCTGAACAAGATTATGTACGTCTCCTCGGAGAACTTGAAACCCTTGAAGCCCAATACGTTGGACTGAGGGATTATGTTAATACTGAATGTGGGAGAAAGGAGTGATGAAAGATGAACTCAATTTACCGTGTGAATGCGGCGGAACGGCAGTGTTATGTTGGAGTCTATGGGGTGATAAGTATTCATATCGTCATAAATGCGTGAGATGCCAAGATGAATCTATTAGCTATGATACGCCAGAGGAATCAGCATCTGCATGGATGAAGAGAATGTCAGAAGCAATAGAGAACCATTTCAAAACTCAGTAACAGCCCCAGTCAATCCGGGGTTTTTTTCTATCCGAATTTCACCGCGCACCGCAGCGCAATTCACACCGAACCGTTTAGAAATGAGCCTTTGAGGAAGCCAGTATAGCTGGCGAGCTTCGGTGGCTGGTTTCCTATGCGGCAAAGGCTTATCTCTAAAGGTATACGCAAATGAACGCATTAACTTTCAAAACACATTCGTCTGTAACCGAAGCGCCAACAATGAGCAGCCTGGAAATGGTTGACTACATCAATGCAGAAAGAAAAGCTAAAGCAGAGATGGAAGGATTGCCATTCCCTTGTAAGAAGTATAAGAAGCTGTCACATAAGAACTTTATGGCTAAAGTTCCCAAAGTTCTTGGCGATGAAGCATCGGCTATTTTTTTAGCCGAAGATGAATATAGCATTGCCAATGGGGCTACAGCGGTTCGTGATATTTACCGATTCCCCAAACGTGAATCCTGCTTGATGGCAATGAGCTACAGCTACGAGTTACAGGCTCAAATATTCGATCACATGACTGAACTTGAGGTTAAATCTGGATTTGGGTTTACCATCCAGCAACTGCAACACATGCTTGTTCTGGCAAAAAGGGCCTCTGATGAAGATTCATCCGATGCAGGCCGCAGACTAAGAAAGCGACAAGATGACCTGGTTACCCTCAATAAAGCTGAAAAGCTGATCGGTGATATCAGTCAGATGGCTCTCGGTTTGGTTGGGGGAGGCGCAAAGGAGATTGCACATGAACCACGAACAATTTATTGAGAAGAACATCCAGGCCGAGTTAACCAAGCTCGGCTTTTCTTCATCTATTTCAGGAATGGCAAGTGACAAAGCGGTAGATCACTATCGAAGAGCTTCATCAGCAAGCAGAAAAGGCAAGATGTACGATGACTGTCTGCATATTGCTAAAGCGTGGGCGAGTAAACATTCAACAGAAAAACCGAAAGTTAAGAGGTAGGTATGAGCGAAAATACTAAAGTTTTCAGATATCAGTTAGGCCAAGCGGTCAAAATCAACATCAGCATTGAAGTGGGCGAAATTAAAGGCCGCGCTGAATATATCAATCACATCAATAACTATTGGATCAGCTACAGGGCCTCTGATGGTCGAGCGGCTGAGGCATGGTTTGACGAAGATGAGATTTCACCAGCTGATGCAGATTGAATAGCTAATACAGAGCATTCTACTGACAGAGTGCTCGATAGTAGTTATTCAATCTTGAGCGGTATTTAAAATGCCGGGGATTTATCAGACACAAAAGTAGAAAGTTCTAATTCCAACGGTTTCCGGGTTGGAAACAATTCAGCGAGGGTTTGAAATGAAATTTGAAGATTTAACACCTGAATCACAACAGGCAGCACGTGAGGCTCTAATAAATGCTCTAAATATAGAGATGGAATCTCGACGCTATGCCGATAACGACAGGGCGAAATACCTCGCCCGAAATATTAGAGATAGCTTTATTGCCCTTGAAACGGAAGATCCAAGGCGAGGTGATGGAGATGATGAAGCGGAAGAACTTAGCCCACCTTGCGCCGAAGACCCTGATGAAGATTAAGCCCTGTCAAGTCCGCGCCAGCTTATCCCATCAGATTCAGTGACCAAAACCGCAGGTCTTGAATTGACTGACTTAGCGACGTCATAAGCTAAGTCTCTTACTTCCTGTCGAGATTTTGATTCAGACTTGAAATAGTATTCAGCGGGAGGAAGCTCATATTTATTGCCGCTATCAGCAGTAATAAATTTCGAAAAACCCTTAGCTTTCATTTTATCATAGAGCTTATCGTAATCTGAGTTATCTGCTTTTCTTAATTCTACACGGACAATGAAATCTGCCATTTCTTATTCCTTACTTGACTGTGGAATGATCAACATATCAATTTTTCTTGACTGTGGAAAGCAGGAAGCCCATGCCGCCTGAGTGGGTTAACAAAGCAGGCATAACGGAAAATTAAAATATGAAAGACTTTGAATTTTATTGCTGGATAACTCCGATAATCATAGGGTTCTTGTTCATGCTCCAAATCACATGGGGCGATTTTCTGTACGGCTTAATGTGCTGGGGTCTATCCGCTGCGTGGGCGTGGTGGAAAACCAGATAACAGTCGCCCAGTGCGGCATTTTTATTTAAGGGAAAGAGATAAGCAGAGAGGCTGGCATGTATATTAATGGAATGGGTGAGCTATCTGTAACGATATACAGCGCTTACTTTCACAAAAATGGTTTTTTCATACACACCGATGAACAGGAGGACTTCTGGGTTCTCCTGTCAAAAGAAATGGGTTATGGGCGATTTACAAAATTAAGAGATGATGATGAATTCTCTAAGACTGGAACGCTGATGAAATTAGTTGAAATGCGGCAGGACCTTGAGTCAGTCCAAGGTCGATTAGCTTTGTCATCAAATGTTTTATTCCGTCTGCGGGAAGGGTTCGAAGTTGCTTCAAAAAGGATTCTTTATCCTGTTTGGGGAGAGCAGACGACTCTATAAATTGGGCTATTTTTTCTATTGTATCGTCATGAAATTTCACTACCGTTACATTCAAAATAGCACCCAAGCCGCCATCATCGCTGAGAAAGTTAATTCCTTTAGATGTTATTTTTATCGAGTTTGGGTTTACTAATTTTTTGCTTGCTCTGCCAGTAATTAACCCATGACCTATTAGATATTATAGAATCAACCCGGTCGCTTAGGCGGCCTTTTTATTTGATGAGATAACACGATGACACGAGATGAACAAACAATACTGATGTTTCGAGGGTTAATTGCCTCGCTGTCAGAGCAACAACAAGAAAACATCCGCGAATGCGAAAAGGTAATACGTAAGATGCTGGTTGATTACCCAGAGGAGGCTATTCTCGCCATCGGATTAATTGGTGCAGAGTTGCAGTTATCTATTTAACTTAAGGTCAATAAGATGGCAGGATTAAAAGAACTGTCTAATAAGCTGACTCAGATAAAGAAACAAGTCCCGTTTGCGACTGCTCAGGCATTAACAAAAGTTGCACGCCAGATTGAACAAGCTGAAAAGAAAGCGATAGAGCGTAAGCTGGATAACCCAACGCCTTTTACTGTTAAGTCAGTCGGTTCTGTGGGTGCTCGTAAGAATAATCTCACTGCTAAAGTGTTCGTGCGTGATATTGCCGCGAGCTATCTGACACCATTTGAAGTTGGTGGAGTGCATAAGCTTAATAGCAGTGCGTTATTAAATCCAAAGGATATTAAGTTAAACAAATATGGCAACTTACCCCGCAATAAGCTCCAGCAGTTAAAAGCCAAGCCAAACACATTCATTGGTGAGATAGACGGGGTGAATGGGGTATGGAAGCGCAAGAAGGCTAAAAAAGGGAAGAAAGGCAAGAAGCGATTAAAGCGCTCCCCGAACGGCACCCGCAGAGAACGCCAGAAGCAACCAATGCCTAAGTTGCTTATCCGGTTCGGTGATGCTTTGCCCGTTGCTCCGATCTTGGGTTATCAGGAACGCGCAAGAAAGATGGCTGATGCGTTAATGCCACAAGCTATCAGTCAAGCCCTAGATGAAGCCATTAAAACAGCAAAGTGAGGTTGTAATGAAATATGAATTGAATGCAATAGTGACATTGCCCACTCATAAAGAAGTTGATGAAATAATCAGTAAGTTGAAAGCTGAACTAAGCGGGTTTGATGTTAGCACCAATTTAGCGTCAATTATGGTGCGTGAGTTGCACAAGCGACTGAGTAAATCCATCGAATGTAAAGTCAGTGTGAATGTGACAAAAGAGTGCATGGATACGATGAAACACATGGTTCGTGAGAATTATGATGAGATAATAGTGACTGGTTTTGATGGTAAATTAGTCATTCGGACTCAATCAAGGTAATTAATAGAGGTGACAAATGATATCAAGAGAACAGTCTGATAAAGCCATCACCGATGCTTTTAAAGAATTTAAAGATAAGCTGAGAAATAACATTCACGTTAGAGTTTATAAAAAGGATGAACATCTGGTTATTGAATCAAGTCTTTATGTGCCTTGGTGTGATTCTGATGAAAATTATCTAAAGCTGTCTGATATTTTTGAACCCTGTCAACCGATAAATAAAAAGAAAGTAACTCAATTTGAATACTCTGTAAGCCCTGAGAAAAGGCTTGCTTTAGTTTATGAGAATATTACGAATGAGCAAAAGGAACGCCTTTTGTCAAGCGTTGATTATTATCTTAAGTCTGGCTGTCACAACCATCTGTTAATGCAATCCATGTTCACTTAAGACGAGAATTGTTCTCATCTAATTTGAATGGGTCCTTCCTAAGTGATTGATATTTTACGGGCATTGCGCGCCCCGATGTTTCACTAGCTATGAACTTTTGAAATTTAGGTAACAGGTGACAAATGAATCAGTCAGAATTTGCAAAATTGCATGGTGTCAGCCGCAAGACAGTAACCCAATGGAAGGCCCGCGGCTGGCTGGTTCTTGACGGTGACGATATCAATGTGGAAGCATCTAATGCCAATGTCGAACGCTATCGAAAATCTGTTACCCGGCCCGATAAAAAAACCGCAGGTAACAAACAGGGTAACAAGTCAGGTAACAGCTCTCAAGGTAACAGTTCTAACGCAGAGTCACCGACGAAAATTGTTGAGCGGATGATCGCTGAAAAAGGCGCAACGATGACATTCGATGAAGCCCGGACGTTGAAAGAAAATTTTCTCGCGTTGCTCACTCAATTAGAGTACGAAATTAAATCCGGCCAGGTGCTCCCCTACAAAGACATGATTGAAGCTGTTGGACAAGAATATTCAAGAATGCGCACTCGCTTAATTGCTATCGCTCCCGAACATGGCCCGCGTTTGCGTGTGCTGGCTTCCACCACTAATGATACGGAGTTTGTTCAGGCGTTACAGGAGGTGGTTTACGAGGCGATGGAGGAATTAAGCCTTGATGATAACAATAGAGGAGAAAGCTAATACCTCCGCCTGGCAAAACTTCACGCAAGATTTATATAAACGTCGCCCTGATATCCGCCCTCCCGAACCACTTTCATTAAGTGCATGGGCTAATAAGTATGCGGTGTTGTCAAAAGAAACCAGCGCCCAAACGGGCCGTTTTCGTTCGTTCGCGTATCAAGATGGCATGATGGATGCCATTACAGACCCGACTGTTACTTATGTTTCAGTGATGAAATCGGCGCGTGTCGGGTATACAAAAATACTCGATCACGTAGTGGGTTATTATCTGGCACATGATCCCTCTCCAATACTCGTTGTTCAGCCGCGCGTTGAGGATGCGGAGGACTACAGTAAAACCGAGATTGCGCCGATGCTGCGTGACACTCCGGTATTAGCTGAAATCTCTGGTGATCCCAAAGCCAAGAATAGCAATCAGACTATTCTGAAAAAAACGTTTTTAAATGGCGCCAACTTAACGCTTGTAGGGGCTAACAGCCCAGGCGGTTTTCGCCGTATCACTTGCCGCATCATCTTATTTGATGAAGTGGATGGGTACCCGTCTGGCGGTGCCGGTGTCGAAGGGGATCAGATAGCACTGGGTACAAAGCGCTCTGAAACATTCTGGAACCGAAAGATTGTATTGGGTTCAACCCCTACGGTAAAAGGCACCAGCCGTATTGAAAAGTCGTTCGGTGATAGTGACCAGCGTTATTACTCTGTCCCCTGTCCTCACTGTAATGAATACCAGGTTCTTGAATGGGGCGGACCAGATACACCCTATGGGATTAAATGGGACAAAGACGAAAACGGGGAAGGTATACCGGATACCGCTTATTACGTTTGTCGTCACAACGGTTGTGTGATCCACCATAACGAAAAAGCCGGGATGATAAAGCGTGGAGAGTGGCGGGCAACAAAGCCATTTAAAGGTCACGCTGGTTTTCATATCTGGGCGGGTTACAGTCTGTTTCCTAACGCGGCGTGGAAATACTTAGTTGCTGAATGGTTGCGGGTAAAAAATGACCCCTTAATGCGCCAGACATTTATTAACCTCGTTTTGGGTGAACCCTATGAAGATCGGGGCGAGAAAGCGCTCAGTGAAAGAAAACTACTTGAGCGTTGCGAAGTGTTCGCTGCTGAGGTACCGGACGGCGTAGCGGTTTTGACAGCGGGCATTGATACCCAAGATGACAGATTCGAAATTGAAATTATCGGCTGGGGAAGGAATGAGGAAAGTTGGTCTATTGCTTATGACGTGATCGAGGGCGATTTAGAAACTGATGAGCCGTGGAAGCGATTAGATCACTACTTGAAACAAGTCTGGCGCCGTGCTGATGGCCGGGGTTTTACGATTATGGCGGCGTGTATGGACTCTGGCGGTCATCATACTCAGAAAGTTTACGAGTTCTCTAAGGCCAGAATAGGTAGAAGAATATGGGCAATCAAAGGTGAATCAGCGCGGGGCGGTAAACGCTCCCCAGTGTGGCCGACCAAAAAACCGACGTCCCGTACTAAGTCAAGTTTCAAGCCTATTATTCTCGGTGTTAATGCAGCAAAAGATACTATTCGTGGACGTTTGCATCTTGATCCCCCGAAGCCGGGCGAAGCGGCGGCAAGCTATATGCATTTCCCGGCAGATAGGGATCTGAATTATTTCAGTCAGCTTCTAGCCGAGCGTTCTGTATTAAAAGAGTCAGGCGGTCAACGGTTCCGTGTCTGGGAGCAATTGCCGGGCCGTGCCAATGAAGCACTGGACTGTCGGGTTTATGGTTATGCTGCTTTATGCGGACTGTTGCATATGGGATTAAAGCTGAATGCGCTGGTAACAAGCATTACGACAAATCCGAGTAGACTGTTACCGCCGCCAGCAGAGCCAGAAGAAAAACCCAGTTTGCAATATCCCGGCGTCATCATTCAGGAACCGGAAAAGCCGAAGCGTAAGCGTATATCCCAACTTTTGCCCTCTTAACCCTCAGCTATCTCAAGGATATTTATGTTTAACAGAAACACGAGTTTGCTCGCGGGTGCGATGACGCGTGAGCAACTTCAAGATGCACTTGCGAAAGCTCAGCAAGCTTATATCGATTTGGCAACAGGAAGCCGGGGCGTGTCTTTTTCTTACACTCAAGGGGATGGCACGCGTTCAGTTTCTTATCAACAAAGCTCACTAGCGGATTTACTGGCGTTGATTCAGCTCTTACAGGCACAACTCGGTATCGTAGCCAGACCGCGCAGGCCGATAAGGCCTAGGTACTGATATGAGTGAAATACGAATTTTAGGCCCAAACGGGCAGCCGTTGCCGCCTTCCCGTCCGAAGCTGTCTATGTTGGTTGGCGGCAGTCGTGTGCCCTATGACGCGGCGGATACATTCAGTGATCAGCTCGCTAACTGGCAGCCGGCACTGTGGTCACCCGACAATGAAATCAATATTTATCGTGACCGCATCGTGTCACGTGTCCGTGATCTGGCAAGAAATGACGGGTGGGCCAGTGGCGCGATAACACGCGTTCTTGATAATGCAGTCGGGGCTAATTTCCGGCCAATCATTAAGCCTGATTATAGGATGTTAGCACTGGTGACCGGTAATAAAGCGTTTGATGCAACCTGGGCTGACGAGTACGGCAAAGTCGTAGAAGCTCACTGGCGTTCATGGGCTAACGATCCGGGGCGTTATTGTGATGTGGAGCGAAAGCAAACTGTTTCACAGATGTTGCGTTTGGGTTTCCGGCATAAGCTGTTAGATGGTGATGCGCTTGCAGTGCTGCAATATCGGACAGATAGATTGGGTTTAGGCAAGGGGCGTTATGCTACGACAATTCAAATTGTTGACCCTGACCGATTAAGTAACCCGCAGCAAAATTTCGACATGCCGCATATAAGAGGCGGCGTAGAGATAGATGCTGACGGTGCCCCTGTGTTTTATCACATCAGGGAAGCCCATATTGGCGACTGGTGGAGCGGTGCAAAAACCATGACATGGGAGCGTGTACCGCGCGAAACTGCGTGGGGACGTCCGCATGTGGTTCATGATTACGACCATGAACGCGGGGCTCAACACCGGGGTAACGGCATTCTGACACCCGTTGTTCAGCGACTGAAAATGCTCATTAAGTATGACCAGAGCGAACTTGAAGCCGCTATTCTGAATGCAATATTCGGCGCTTACATTGAGTCCCCGTATGATCCGGCCCTTGTTGAAGCGGCGTTAGGTGAAAGCGAAGATGAGAATTTAGGCGCCTATCAACAGGGACGCGTTGAGTTTCACAATGATCGCCGTCTATCTCTGCAAAACGGGGCACGCATCCCGATTATGTACCCCGGCGAGAAGATAACGACAGTGAACGCCGCACGGCCACACAGCAACTTTGAAGGCTTTGAAAGTGCGGCTCTGCGTAATATCGCGGCGGCAACAGGACTCTCTACGCAACAAGTGACGCAAGACTGGTCGGATGTGAACTACAGCTCAGCCCGTTCCGCCATGTTGGAAGCCTGGAAAACTTTAGCTCGGCGCCGTTTTGATTTTTCAATTGGCTTTGCTCACCCTATTCTGACCGCATTTATTGAAGAAATTCACGATATAGAAGATTTACCGTTACCGGTTGGCGCCCCAGATTTTCTGGAAGCACGGGCGGCTTATTGTCGTGCGCAGTGGATGGGGCCGGGCCGGGGGTGGGTAGATCCTGTCGCTGAGAAGAAAGGCGCCATTCTTGGGATGGATGCCGGGCTTTCTACTCTTGAGATGGAGGCCGCAGAAAACGCCGGTGAAGACTGGGAGGAGATGTTAGATCAGCGTAAGCGTGAACTCGACGCATTCAAAGAACGGGGTTTGACTCCGCCGTCATGGGCGCAACTGGATGTTCCCGCTGATAAAACCATTCAAGATCCGAAGGTAGAATAATGAATTTACCCCATTTGGCCCAACGGCTATTTAACACCCCGCTGGCACTACATCCGCGTAAAGCCGAGGTCGTGATGGCTGCACTGACTGACCGATTCGGTATTACACGGATTAATGCGGGAGCATGGGAAGATGATGACAGTTTTTCCCGTCCACGAAATAGTGATGCCGGTTACGATGTTGTTGAAGGCATTGCGGTTATCCCAATACAGGGAACACTCGTCCAGAAACTCGGTTCTTTGCGTCCATACAGCGGCATGACGGGATACGATGGCATCAGGCAATCCTTTCTGACTGCACTGTATGATCCCGAAGTGACAGGAATTTGTCTGGATATTGATTCACCGGGCGGTGAAGTGGCCGGGTGCTTTGATTTAGTAGATGAGATTTATTCAGCAAGAGGAACAAAGCCGATTCATGCCATTTTGACGGAAAACGCGTATTCGGCTGCTTATGCACTAGCAAGCGCCGCTGACAAAATCTACGTTCCGCGAACTGGTGGAGTCGGTTCAATTGGTGTAATCGTGATTCATTGTGACTGGTCACAGCGGATTAAAGAAGACGGTCTGCAAGTGACAATTATTACTTACGGAGACCGCAAAGCGGAAAGTAATCCGTATGTGCCGCTAACTGAACAGGCCCGCGGTGCAATACAGGATGATGTAGACGCGATGGGAAAACTGTTCGTGAGTACGGTTGCCCGCAATCGGGGCATTGCTGAAAAAACGATTCGTAACACTCAAGCAGCGTGCTTTTTAGCGGCTGAGGGTGTTGGTCTGGGATTAGCTGACGAGGTTATCACGCCCGATGCTGCATTCCGAAAATTACTGAGAGAATCAGGAGCTTAATACATGGCTAAGTTGAATTTCGCCCATCTGTTGGGTATTAAAAAATCAGCATCAGAAGAAGATGACGACAAAGAAAAAAGTAAAAAAGCGAAATCCCGTCGTGCCGAAGAAGAGGACCGCGACGAAGAAGACGCCGAAGAAGATGATGACGATAAGGCAGAGGAGGATGATCCTGATGCCGAAGATGACGACGACCAAGATGATAAGGATAAATCATCTAAAAAAGGGAAAAAGGCTAAGTCTCGCCGGGCGGAAGAGGATGACGATGATGAAAACGCTGAAGATGATGACGATAAAAAAGAAGGTCGTTGCGCCGAACGTAAGCGTTGCGCCGCTATTTTCGGCAGTAAACACGCTGCGGGCAGGCCGGATATGGCAGCTCATTTGGCGTTCAATACTCGCATGTCTGCGCGCGAAGCTATCAGTACCTTAGCCGCAATGGGCAGTGTTTCAGCCCCGCGTCGTACTTCGTTAGATGAGCGCATGCAACAGGCACAGCAAGTCAGACTGGGACCTGACGCTAGTCAGCCCGCGCGGGGTTCTGTTGAGGCCCTTGTTGCTAATGCGACCAATCTCTATAACTCAGTGAAAGGTAAAAAATAATGGAACAAATCGGACAAAATCCCTTCTCTCCGGGCATGACATCGACGATGTTCGTTCCCGATCAGTTAGTCTCTGGCCCACTTCAAATTGTGACTGACACGGTGACGATTGCGAAAGTGGGGTTATTGAAAAGAGGGACGGTTTTAGGACTTATCACTGAATTAAAAGAGTATGCCTTGAGTGTTAAGACATCTACGGACGGTAGAGAAAAACCGATCGCTATTCTCGCTGATGATGTTGATACAACAACCGAATCAAAATCATGCGGGGTTTATCTGCTTGGCGAGTTTAACCAAAATCGCTTGATATTCGATGAAAGCTGGACACTTGAAGATTTGAAAACCGCGTTACGTCCCTCAGCTATTTTCATCCGCGATAGCATTCAAGCACCCATCGCTTAACTCCTACTTAACTGCGCTTGATGCCATTAACCCGGCAGGGATGCGCTCGTTTTAAATTCAGTCTGGCAGCTCTGGCTGTCAGCATTGCATAGAGATATTGCATGAATATTTATGATACTAACGTATTAGTACAGCTTGTTCCGAACTTAATCACAAGTCAGAACTGGCTGTTAGACCGCTTCTTTCCCAACATTGTGACTTATGAAACCGAGGTAGTGTCTATTGATGTCGATATTGGTAAACGCCGGATGGCGCCGTTCGTGTCACCGCTCGTTGAAGGGAAGCTGGTTGAAAGCCGTAAATACCAGACAAACACATTCAAACCTGCGTACATCAAAGATAAACGCGCCCCGGATTTACGCAAACCCATTCGTCGTCAAATTGGGGAGCGCATCGGGGGCGAATACACAGCAGCAGAACGTGAAATGCTGAATTTGCAATTCGAAATGGCCGATCAAATTGACATGATTAACCGGCGATTAGAATGGATGGCCGCTAACGCCTTGGTCAAATCACAAATTACTGTAGTGGGTGAAGGCTTCCCGGCGACAATAATTGATTTCGGTCGTTCATCTAATTTAACTGTCACATTAAGTGGTTCAGACAAATGGCCGACGAAAGTCGCCGCCGGTACAACAAACACGCAGCCATCTGATGATATTGAAGCCTGGCAAACGCTAATTCTGAAAGAGTCTGGTGCAATACCTACTGATTTGGTTTTTACAGCGTCATCCTGGAAAGCATTTCGGCTTGATACATCAATTAAGGATAATGCGATTACGTTCCCGGCATTAAATCCGTATGGTAATCAGATTGATATTGGACCACGCATAGAAAAGGGCGCTGTCTATAAGGGACGTTGGGGTAACTTCGATTTGTGGTTGTACAACGACTGGTTTATTGACCCGATTGATAATATTGAAAAACCCATGATACCCGATGGTACGGTTATCATGTCAGGTGCGGACTTAATGGGAACACGGGCTTTCGGACTCATTCTTGATCCAGATTTTACCTACGGACCTTTGGCTTATGCGCCAAAAAGTTGGGTGAATCCCGATCCGGCGCAACGTTATATCATGGTGCAATCCTCTCCTTTAGTTATCCCAAGCCGGGTTAATGCCGCTTTATGTGCAACGGTGGTGTGATATGGCGAAGAAACAAGAAACCGAAAACGAACTGGGCGGCTTGCCGCCTGAACTTATGGTTGATGGTCAGGAGCCGAAAGTACAGGTAGTTAAAGAAGAAAATCAGGATTTCTTGCCAGAACAGGTTGCCGTCGTGGTAACAAAGGGGAATACGGTGCGTCATGACAGTCAGGATTATGCTGAAAACAAGACCTTTTCGTTATCAGTTGAAGATGCTACACGCTTGATTGAACTGGGGGTTGTTGCTGACGTTAACAAGCTGAGAAAACAGGCCCTTATTCAACACGGCCCGACTGTTACGGTCAGTGACGGCGTTAAAATCAGTCATGAGGCTTGATATGGGGATCAATTGGGACCAGCATTTACTTGCACCGCTGCATAATGTTTTCGGTGACACAGTTGAATACAAGCCATCGGGCGGAGAACCCTATTTTATAAATGGTATTTTTGACCGGGCCTATACGCAAACAGTCGAATCATTAGATGACACTAGCACCATAAATACGACATCCCCGGTTTTGGGTGTGCGAGACGCTGAGTTTCAGGCACCCCCGAGAAAAGGGGATCGGGTATTTGTTGGTGTAGTCAATACCTTGTTTGCTGTTGCCGATGTTCAGCCCGATAGCCACGGTGGAACAAAACTAATACTCAATAAGGTGAAATCATGAACGCGGCAGGTATTCGGGCGTTAGTCATTGACGCGCTCAAACATAAGACCGATGCAGAGGCGCGGGTTTACTCTCCGCGTGACTGGTCAACAACCGAAGATATGTATCCTGTCATTCTTGTGCAGACGCCGATAGATGTTAAACAGTCACTGGGACGTAACGCGCCCCAGTTCAACACTGTTACGACAGTTCGCGTCACTGGCCGGTTGCAGGAACTTGACAGTGAAGCGGAAGATGATGGCGCAGCTAAAGCCGAAGAATCACTTGAACGACTGCGTGAGCAGATAGAGCGTGCAGTGATTAACAGCTATGAACTGACTCGTCAAATTCAGCAATTTGCTCAAGTCCGCTCGACGATTGATATTGATGCTTCCGGGGAAGGCCATACAGCACAACTGTTGATGGAACTGGATATTGAGTATTACCAAGGCCCGGAAGATTTCTATGAAATTGAAGCGGGCCAACTGGACGAAATCGACGTCACCATCGCTATGCCAGACGGCACCCCGGAACCGCATTTCAGAATCGATTTTCAGGAGTAATCCATGTTTGTAAAACCTGTTATCGGGAGACGTGTACGCGATCCCGTAAAGGGTGTCTTTTTGCCCGAATCCGGTGCGGAAGTACCCAATAATATTTTCTGGCATCGTCGTCTAAAGGACGGTGACGTTGAAATATGTCAGCCCGAAAAAGCAGTTAAAAAGGCAGTTAAGGAGAATGAATAATGGCTATCCCATTTTCACGTGTACCGAATAACATTCGGGCACCCCTGTTTTATGTCGAGTTCGATAATTCGATGGCGAACAGCGCTATTGCGACTCAGCGGACACTGATTGTCGGTCAGATGCTGAGTACTTCGACAGAAAAACCGAATGTGCCCGCTCGCATCTCCTCCGCTGCTCAAGCTGCTAGTCTATACGGCAATGGTTCACTGTTACACAGTATGTCATCGGCGTATTTTGCTAACGATCATGCGGGTGAAACGTGGATTCTTCCCTTAAGCGATGCTGACAATATGGTCGCAGCCAAGGGCGGTGTAAAAGTGTCTACCCCAGCAACCGACACCGGCGTTATTTCGCTGTATATCGGCGGTCAGCGTGTGCAAATCACGACTGTGGCAACAGATAAAGCCGAGCAAGTGGCTACGGCACTTTCAGCAGCGATTAATCAGAGAGCCGCCTTGCCTGTTGCGGCGACGGTAGCATTTGACTCGGCGGATGCGGTGACTTTGACTGCCAAAAATAAGGGTGCATCCGGGAATAGCATTGATTTACGTCTGAATTACCGTGGGCAGGCAGGCGGTGAGGCGACTCCTGCGGGTATGGACTTGAAAATCACGCCGATGTCAGGCGGTGCGGGTGCACCTGAACTGAAAGATGCGCTGTCTAGTCTGAAAGATCGCTCGTTTGATTTTATCGTCAATCCCTATGTTGACACAGCATCACTGGATGACATGAAGGCATTTCTATCTGATAACGGCGGGCGTTGGTCGTGGGAACAGCAATTATACGGACACTCATTTGGTGCGGTTAGTGGTACTTATGGCGAGTTAGCAACAATCGGTGAACAGCGTAACTATCAGCATGAAACATTGTTCGGAGTCACAAAGTCCCCATCTCCCAACTACGTTTGGGCGGCAGCGTTAACCGGGGCAATCGCTCAAAGCCTGCGCAATGACCCCGGCAGGCCATTACAGACATTACCCGTCAGCGGTGTATTGGCCCCGGCATCGGAGGACCAGCTTGACTTAATCGAACGTAACAATTTGCTACACAGCGGGATTTCCAGCTTTACGGTTGCTGATGACAGCACGGTGCAAGTGGAAAACGTTATCACGACGTATCAAAAGAATAGCTTCGGTGATAACGATGACAGCTATTTGCAAGTTGAAACCCTGTACTTGTTGATGTACGTCACGCGTTATATTCGCACGCAAATTACGAGCAAATTTGCCCGCATGAAACTGGTGAAAAACGGTACCCGCTTTGCCCCGGGTTCAGCCATTGTGACGCCCAATGTCATCCGCGCTGAGCTAATTGCGCAGTATAAGGCATTGGAATACAACGGTTATGTGCAGGATTCAAAAAGCTTTGCAAATGGGCTAATTGTGGAAGTCAATGCGCAGAATCCAAATCGTGTTGATGTCCTTTGGACGGGGACACTCATCAATCAGTTGCGTGTTTTTGCTCTACTCAATCAATTCCGCTTACAGGCCGCATAAGAGGTAAACATGGGTAATACATCAAACAGGCTCGCGGGTACCGCTTATGTCACTGTTGACGGCATTCGAATAATGGTTGCAGGGGATTTTACCTGGAGTCCCTCAACTGTAACTCGTGAAACATTAACGGGCATGGACTACGTACACGGTTACAAAGAGAAACCCCAGGCGGGATTTATCTCATGCAAAGTTCGTGACAGTGGCGGGACAACAGTCGCTGATTTTAATGACCAGACGAATGTCACTATCGTTGCTGAGATTGCGAACGGCAAGACAATCATCGGTGAAGGTATGTGGACCGTCAACACACAAGAAGTTGCCAGCGAAGATGCGACTTTTGAGGTGCGGTGGGAAGGCACTTCGGTAACAGAAAATTAATTTGGAGAATCAACATGTTAGAAACAACGAAAACCATCGTATTGAACACCCCGATTGAAAGCAATGACAGCAAAGTCCGCTATGAGCAGATCGACTTGAAAGAACCGGTATTGATTCAGGTTGAGCAGTTTTATGAAGCTCAGAACAAATCAAATCATTCAATTGCCGCTATGCGTCTGTTGATTTCATTGGTTTCGGGTATCCCGGAGTCAGTGCTGAAAAAAATGGCCATTAGTGATTTTCACAAATGTCAGGAGTTCCTTCTGGGTTTTTTGGACTCGAAGCGCTCAATAGCTGGCAGCAATTAGCCGCTGACGTCACGTTCTATTATAAGTGGGGGCCGCGTGATGCGTGGCTCTTATCACGAACGCGGCTTGAGTGGTGGGCTGAACAAGCTAACCGAATAAGCAAGGAGTGATCCAATGGGTAATGCTTTTGATTTTGAATTAAATGCTGATGAGAACGTCACGAAAGTTATTGATGAAATCAATGCAAAGTTGAATAGCCTCAATCCTAACTTGGCAAAAACCAAGGAGGGATTGAAATTTGGGGGATCCGAATCCACTGACGGGGTAGATGTACTTGGTACAAAGTTGCGTGATATGTCTCAATATGCAAAAGATAATGTTCAGCATATCGGTGACATGGTGCCACCCCTTAAAAATGTCGGCGAACTTGCGACAAAATACGCCGGAATAGGGGCAAAAATTGGCGGCATTGGTATGGTAGCCTATGGCGCTACAAAGGCATTTAAAACTCTAAATGAGGGTGCCTCTAATGCCTACAATCTTGACGTGAGTGCAAAAAATGCCGCAATGACACCTGAAAATTTTTCGCGTCTTAGGGGGGCAATGATAATACTTGGCGCCGAGGCCGATAAAGCCCACCAAGCCGTTGAAAGTTTATATGAGGTATTTAATGAACCGTTACAGACGAGAAATGTTGCTAAGTTAGCTCAATTAAACAGTATGGGAGTACATATCTATACAAATAAAGATGGTACCGCAGATGCATATAAAACAATTCAAGAATTGGCTAAAGTGTTTCCTGAATATTCTTCTGATAAACAGAAGACAATAGCTAAACTTCTTGGGCTTGATGATAACACTCTTGCGTTATTACGCGATGCTGTGGGGTTAAAAGAACGATTAAAACAATCTGATAGGTTTGGTTTTACTATTGATCCTGAGCTTAATAATCGACTTAATGAGCTTAATAGTTCATTAAGGGAATTAAATGCATCTTGGGAGGGTTTCAAACAGAGAGGAGAAAATAATCTTAATAACCTTTTAACTTTCGATGGCTCAGTTAAAGATGGGATAGAAGGTGTAACAGATATCCTAACTAATGGGCTAGACAGTATTTCTCTGGCTCATGCGCTTGGTGCTACGCGTGGCAAAGAAGCCGATCAGCTTAGGTGGGGCTATAATACGCCAGAGTTTTATCAAAGTTTAAGCTGGAGCGATAAGGTTGCCCTTGATTTTGGTGTAATGTCTGATGGTTTTCGCGAAAAATATAATGAATGGCAAAAAACGCATCCTCAAAATGAAGCTATTCCCCAACCGCAGAAAATCCCAGAGCCACAAAAAATAGAACCTCCCAAATATCCTGATCCTTACGCAAAACCAGTGAAAGACTCATTCGGTTTGAGAAATAACAATCCCGGCAATGTGCGTGACGCTCCAAACGGCATTGGATATGTACAAGGGAAAAGTGGAACATTTGTTAAGTTCGATAATAGTCATGATGGTCTTTCTGCAATGGCTAGACAGTTAATGCTTAACGGCGACAGGGGAAAGAATACCGTTAATAGCACAATTAGCACCTATTCACCGCCAGGAGGCATAGATAGAAATAATACTCAGGCATACATCAATTTCGTGTCAAAAGAGACGGGCTTTCTTCCCAATCAACAGTTAGATATGCATGCCCCCAAAGTGTTAGGTAATCTGATGGAAGCGATGATCAAACAAGAAAATCATGGTCAACAACCCTTTAATCAAAAACAAATCGCGGATGCAATAAACGCCGCTATCTTTGACCCGCGCTGGCAAGGTAAACGTGACATAAACTATTTACAGCTACAACGCCTGCAATATCAACCTGCGCCGCCTGAGTCTGATAAAAGATCCGCTTCCATCTTTGCAAATCAAGCAAATAACAGTGAGCTTGCTCAAGGCGTGGTTGATGCCATTCAGACAGCGATTGGTGAAAACAAATTTCAAGTTGAAATTACATTAGTGAACAGCAAGACCGGGGAACGGCAGCAATTTAATGCAAAAACCGGGGGTAGGGTAACAACCTCCATGCAATACCCGTAATCACATTGGCGTTCTTAATGCTGTTTAACAGTTTAACCTTGATTTTGTCAAGCGCCTGAATAATGATTAGTCATTGCAATTTAATTCGGATAAGAGGTGTTTGTGTCTGTTTGGCAAATTATGGTAGCTCTTGTTTTTTTGTTTGCGATTGCATTTTGCTTATCTTTTCAAAGAAAGAAAACAGCGTTTCGGACAACAATGCGTGTATTAGCGATTGGTATTCCTATAAGCATCCCTTTTACTTTTGATTTATTGCGTCCTGATTGTCACTTTGATATTAATGGATTTTATGAAAGCAAAGGAACACTCTGTTACAAATATACTGATTTTTTGACGCTGACTAAGAATGGAAACGGAGAGAGTGTTCCCATTATGAAATTTTCCATCCTAGACCAAGACAAGGCTATTGTTTACCCCCAAAGGGAAGATGTTCACATAATTTTGGCCGTAGATGGTGAATTTAAAATATATTCTTATGATATATATAAGACAGTAATCAATCTGGAAAAACGATATGGATCAGGAGCTGGCACGGGATCACGGTAAGTCCCACATATGAATGAAAAACAGTCAAAGGAATTTAAAAGATTGTGCGAATTTCATCTTCCTTGATAGAGCCAAGGATGGCTTAGTGTAAATAGTTAGGTTTAAAAGGAAGCATTCCAGTGGGTGTGAGCTGGCCCATAAAATATACTCCAACTAGTTGATATAAATAGGGTAATACCCTGTGAGCTGAGAAATCTATAATACTATAGCAAAAATATTCATTCCTCACCCTTACCAAAACCTAGGCCAGAGATGGCAAATCTGAAACATTTTGATACATCATAGAACAATAAAAACACACTTCCGATTGTTGAACTCAAGGTTTAATCTGACTATTATTACGTTAAGTGATATAAATTTGTATCATGTTAAACGACATTAATTTGATAACCACTAAGCATATATTTACTTTAATTTCATGACGTTAGGAGGCTATATGAGAACTGAACATACCAGATCTATACAGACTATTAGCCACTCAACAGAGATAGTTGACAGGTTTTTTGACAACTGCTCCCAGAAAGAATTTTTTGTAAGACGGTTAAGTTTTAGACATGATCCTAATCGACAAATATTCATCGTTACGATAAATAACGATAAGAAAAGCGATGCTTTTTACGTTGTTCCTTTCGCTGAATTATCATACAGGCGTAACAAAATTAACGTCATAGTCGACCCTAAAGAACAATACCCTGAACTGTGCACAGATGTTGATAGAGCGATAGCGCTGATTAAATCCTCAATTATTGATTATATGTCACAGTATAATAGATTATTTGCTCACTAAACTGGAGGTAGGGAATTGGCTCCAAATTTCACCAAAAGCTACTCTAAGAACTTAAAGTGCAAGCCTTTTAGTGCATCAGAGGCAAAAATAGATACATTTCATTGCCTATCTTCCGATGGCGACTTAGTCAAAGTAACTGAATACGTATTAATTGGTAGTGAGTTTGATTACTATTGCGAACTAGTAGCAATGGGATGTGGAACGGAGGATTTCTATTCTGATCACGCATCTACATTAAAGAATGCTGGGTTGAAAGAGTGGCAGATAATTGAGGAATTATTATCATTAGATATGCATCAACCTAGTGAAGATTCACTGATTGGCAGGGTGGCATTTAATGACTTTAACTTTTATGACGGCGGTGTACTGAAAACAGGCAAGCAAATAAGAGGCATTGAAATACTAAGTAGCTATCAGGGGGTTGGAGTTGCTAAACAAATATATAAATGCCTGCTTTTTAAGCATGATTATTTAATATGTGATCATATACAAACAATTCTAGGTGGTCGGTTATGGGCTCAAGGAATGATAAAAATCGGCGAAGTCAGAGTCTATGATTGCACAAAGAAACAATTTGTAGATGTGTTAACGCCATATGGTCACGGAATTAAGGGCGTTCTGCCGTGGAGTGCTGTGGGGTTAGATCAATATGATATGGCTCTGTGGGGTTCGAAAATGAAACTATCCCCGGAATCTTGCCGCCATCTAGTTAATATAGTCAGCAAAGAGAAAGTATACAGCTAAATCCGCCCCGAATGGGTTTTTCATTTCTAGGCCGCTTAACTGCGGTTTTTTTGTGTCTAAAATAACCACAAGGTGGTGATATGCCATTGATTAAAGACGCCATTTCATCACTTTTGGGGAAAGATGAGGCTTGGAAATGGTCAGAACACTTACACCCGGCGTCGTTTCGTGGCGTACCGTTTGCGGTGGTTTCAGGTGAAAGCGTTTTCGGCAGACGCCAAGCCGTGCATGAATATCCATACCGGGATACGGCATGGATTGAGGATCTTGGACGTAGTAGCCGAAAAATCACTCTTCGCGGTTTTATTATTCAAGACAGTAAAGTTTATTCCGCGCCGGATGTGATCACTCAACGCAACAATCTGATTGCAGCGTGTGAAGAAGGGGCGAGCGGCACGCTCATTCACCCGACACTCGGAGAGTTAACTGTCAGCGTCACCGAATCAGGCTTGCGTGTAAATGAAAGTGCTGATAATGGCCGGGTGTTTGAGTTCACTTTGACCGTTATTGAGTCTGGTCTCAAAGTCTTTGCTATCACAAATAGCACCGCCGCAGACAGTAAAGTGAATGCTAATTGGCTCAGAACGGCTACAACGACCGCCGCCAAATTTATCTCAATGGTGAAAGGCGAGATCCGCACTGTCACCCAGGCCGTTAAAACTATAAAACAGACAGTCAACAATTGGGCCAACATGGTGCAATCGTCAATTGATGAAGTGACCAATCTCAGTGATATGTTGAATTCCACGTTCGGTAGTAAGCGCTATGGTCGTTACAGCCGCGGGAAAATCGGCGGTTCGGTGTCCGGGGCAACCGGCGTTGTACTACGAAACAATGACAGTGAAAACTATAAGAACGTGGTCAATGAGAAAATGGCTTCTGCGGTGATGGGGAGAGAGGCAATATCAAAAGCCCTTTCACAGCTTAACAATGCTAATTCGATTGATGGGCTGGCTAATGGGGTGCAGTTAGTTATCAATGTCATCATTAATGCGACGGGCAGTACAACAGAGAAAGTCCGGGTATTTGAAAATCTTGCCAGCTTTAAAAATACGCAATATCAGCAGAGCAGTACAGACAGGGATGTAGCAGAAGCCACAACATTACTACTCGTTGTTCTGTCTGCCGGGGCAATGGCAAAAACAGCGAGTGAACTTATTCCCGCTAATCGTGACGAAGCCGCAACCATTCAGAGACGTGTTTGTGAGTCTCTTGATAACGCGATCATTGAAGCGGGTGATTTAGCGGCTGATGATGTTTTCCAATCATTAGTTCAGCTACGTTATGAATTTGTTGAAAGTTTCTCATTGAAAAATGCAAAAGGGCGTTTGACGCAGTTTAATTTACCCTCTGTGTTACCTGTATTGAATGTTGCTAACCGAATCTATCAAGATGCAGAGCGTAGTGATGAATTGGTACAAGCCGTCTCCCCCATTCACCCGGCATTCATGCCCGTTAAGTTTAAGGCGCTGAAACAATGAAAGATGATGAGTTGTCATTAGTGATCGGCGGGCGAAGAATATTCGGGTGGGACAGCGTAAGGGTGACGAGAGGCATAGAGCGATTACCCTCTGACTTTGATTTGATGTTAATGGATTATTATCCCGGCAATGATGAGAAGCAGCTTGTAGAACCAGGTGAAAAGTGTGAGGTGTTTCTTGGTGATGATCGGGTAGTAACGGGCTATATCGATAGCTGGAACCCGTCTATTTCCAAAAATAAACACGAAATCAAAGTTGCGGGACGGGGCAAGTGTCAGGACTTAGTAGACTGTTCAGCAAAGTGGCCCAACAACGTCATCAGTCAGGCCACTCCGCTGCAAATTGCGCAAAAATTAGCACAGTGGTACGACATTCAAGTGACCTCTGATGTTGAAGATATGCCAACTGTCCCTCAGTTCACACTGAACTGGGGTGAGTCCTCACAAGAAGTCATTGATCGTGTTGCCCGGTTTGCAGCATTGCTTTATTACGATTTGCCCGATGGAAACTTAATTATGACGCGGGTAGGCACAGAACTAGCGGCGAGTGGGGTTGAGCAAGGGAAGAACGTTGAAACATCAGATTACAATAGTTCAATGAATGAACGGTTTTCTGAGTATACCGGGCTTTCATTTGCTATAAGCGGACTCAATGAAACAAGTAATGATAGCGGTTATGATGTCGTCACGTTAGCAACAGCGAGTGATCCCGAAGCTAAAAAAATGCGCTATCGAAACTATGTCACAATTATAGAAAGTACGCTCATATCAGCAAAGCGATCACAAGAGTCAATAGACTGGGAAATGAATCGCAGATATGGGCGCTCAAAAGTGCTGAAAGTCACGGTCGATTCGTGGCGGGATAGCAGCGGTAAGTTATGGCAACCCAACACACTAATCCCTATTCATATGCCAATTTTTGGTTTGGAAAATGAGCAATGGCTGTTATCCGAAGTCACCTATACACGTAACGGCGATAATGGTACACAAGCGCAATTAGTCTTAATGCCTCCAGCCGCTTTTGCCGTACAACCATACGAATTTTACGCAATTTTGAGAGAGACCATCAGATGATGAATGATGCAATCAGAAAGTTATCTCGACGGGTTGAAATGATGCTGGGGCTTGGGAAGATTAAGACATCACGAGATAGCGGAAACATTCAAGTTGTTCAGTATCAGACGCCGATTGAAGTACGTGATAACACCGCCCGCATGGCTGAGTTTGGTTTCTCGTCTGCATTGCCGCCCGGCACTGATGTTGTTATCGGTTATCTCGGAGGGGATCGTTCAAGTGCTGTAGTGATTGCAAGCAACAATAAAAAATATCGGCATAAGAATTTAAATCCCGGCGAAGTTGTCGTTTATAACCAGTGGGGATTGCACATCTTGCTGACAGAATCCGGGATCACTATTGAAGCCAAGGGCCAGCCCGTTACTGTGAATAATGCAACTCAGGTAACGATTAATGCAAGTGAGAGTGTGCTCTGCAATACGCCAATTTTAAAAGTTACAGGCGATATCGTTGATAACTGCAACAGCAATGCTTCAACAATGAAACAGTTGCGTGATTCGTACAATAATCACACACATAAAGTATCCGGTGTTGAGTCAGGGGGTTCAACTGTGACGAGTCAGCAAACAGGAGAGCCGGTATGAGTGATATTACTTCGTACTGGGATGCAAATAAGATTCATGCGGATTGGTTGGCGGGTAATGGTGATTTGGTAATAGGCAATGATTTACAGACTGCAATGATCATCAGCTTATTCACAGACAGACAGGCCCGGACTGATGATGAAATTGATGGGGTAGATAGAAAGGGCTGGTGGGGTGATATCGGTTCAGATTATCAGATTGGTTCTCGGTTGTGGCTGATACGAAGACAGAAACTCACTACCGCCATAGCACTGAAAGCGGAAGATTACGCGCGCGAGGCTCTTCAATGGATGCTAGACGATGGCGTCGTTGCCTCTATTGATATCAACACTCAAATCGTTTATCCAGATCGCCTAAACATGTTTATTCGTTATCAGCGTCCCGGAAGAGAAGCCGAAGATCTGAGATTCTTTTGGGTATGGGAAAAAAATAATGCCATTTAAACGACAAACGTTATCTGAACTACGGGAACAGAACCGCAGTTTCTTACAGTCAGAACTCAATGAACCTGGTCCTTTGCTGAGATTCTCAAACATGGGCGTTCTTGCTGATATGGACGCGGGAATGGCTCACTTGCATTACGGCTATCTTGATTATATCGCACTCCAGACCACCCCCTTTACTGCAACGGATGAATATCTTGCAGGCTGGGGGGCAATGAAAAAAGTCTTTCGCAAACCGGCTAACGCTGCGATTTGCAATGATTATTTGTTCACTGGTACCGAGGGAACGATTATTCCGGCAGGGACGATACTAAATCGCGGTGACGGTTATCAGTACAAAACTCTTCATGATGTTCGCATTGCACAAGACGGTACTGCTAATGCATTAATAACGGCAATTTTGCCCGATATTTCTGATGATGTGACGGGTGGAGGAAGTGCGGGTAATGCTGATGCGGGAACGGCGCTAACACTCGATCAAAGTATTGCCGGGGTGGATATTCAGGGAAAGGCAATAACGCCAATTATCGGCGGAGCTGACATTGAAGATGAGTCTAATTTTCGCTCCCGAATTTTATTAGCATATCAAGGTCTATTGTCGGGTGGCTCTGACGATGACTATAAGCTTTGGGCCTTGTCCGTGCCGGGTATTACCCGCGTGTGGATCCGCCGTAGAGCAATGGGCGCGGGGACAGTTGGAATCTATATCATGTGCGATAATAACGGAAAAGGCGGTTTCCCGGCCGGCACGGATGGATTTTCAAAACTGGAAAATTACGGAACAACAGCAACAGGGGATCAGGCGAGAGTTGCCGATTATATCTATCCATTGCAGCCAGTTACTGCATTAGTCTGGGTTTGCTCCCCAATTCAGCGAAAAATTGATATCACAATCAACGGCATATCTTATGTTGGTCGTGATGTGACGAATGCCATAGCGGCCGCAATTGATAATGTATTTTTTGAAAATGGCAATCCAGACGGGACCGGGCGAGTGCTTATTTCAGAGCTGCAATATGCCATTGCTGATGTACCGGGAACGGCGGGATTTGTTATTACCTCTCCGACAAGCAATATTAAACTCGGCATTGGGGAATTACCGCTGCGTGGGGAGGTAATATACACATGAGTCGATATAGCGTAGAAAACTATACATCAGCGTTGAACGGATTATTGCCTGTTGGTTTGGCGTGGACTCGCCAACATTCATCAGTTATGAATGCCATAACAAGAGCGATTGCTCATTCATATTATCGAAGCGATCGGGACGCATGGGGATTAATTGAAGGGGCTTTCCCCGCAACAGCAACTATTATGCTGCCAGAGTGGGAAAAATCGTTAGGTTTGCCAGATGATTGCGGCATTGGTGAAGTTGATACTATTCCGCTCAGACAGAAAACCGTTGTTTCGCGATTATTAAGAGATGGCGGGCAGTCAAAAGAATTTTTCATTAATCTGGCGGCAACGATGGGCTATACCATTACGATCACTGAATACAGACAGGCAAGGGCGGGACAGTCAGTTTGTGGAGAAGCTTTAAACGGTGAAGATTGGCCTTTTACTTGGCGTATCAATGCGCCTAAAACCACTATTTTCTATGCCGTAGCTGGTGGCAGTTATTGCGGCGATCCGTTGCGTTCGTGGGGTAATAAACGGCTTGAGTGCCAATTTAATCGGCTTTGCCCGTCCCATACAATCTTACAGTTCGGTTACAGCAACTAAATAACCCTTTATTTATTATTTTCAAATCACCTTAAATGAGTGAGGTTTTTCCATGCAAAAAATTGGCGATATTACAAATACTGCTGATAAGAATGGTGAGTTTACAAACGGCAATGTTGCCGCGGGTATTGCACCAACATTATTAGACGCGGGATGGTTTAATACCGTTCAGCGTGAATTAATTAATGCAATATTGGGAGCGGGAATTAAATTAGACAGTAAAAATGACAGTCAGCTTTTTGCTGCTATCAAAAAATTAATTGATAGCAGCGCTGTAGAAATTCACGACGCCTCATTAACCCAAAAAGGCATCACCCAACTCACAGACAAAACAGGCAACAGTAATACACTGGCAGCCACTCAGAAATTGATTACAGATGTGAATGATAATGCAAATACCAAGCTTGCGAAATCCCAAAATGGCGCAGACATCCCCAATAAAAGTGAGTTTATAAAAAACCTCGGTTTGGTGGAAACGGTGAATCAAGCCCGAAATGCAGTGCCGGGCAGCCGGAAAGTGAACGGCAAGGCGTTGAGTGGGGATATCAGTTTGGGGGCCGGGGATGTGGGGGCATATACAAAAGCGGATGTAAATAATAATTTCGCGCTGAAAAAATCAAATGATGAATTTACTTGCGGCAGTTTAAATGTGGCAGCTAATCATGAATATCCCGGAATCAAATTAGAAAAAAAAGACGGTAAATACGTTCAAATTTATGCAAATCCGGACGGACAGGACCCTGCAACAGTCTCATATAGAGACAAAAACGGAGATACAATCTATTACGCAAGCTTACAAAAGAAATCCGGCATGCTGGCAATGCTAGATGATATCAACGTTCCTGTTGGCGTCCCGCTTCCGTACCCCCATCGATATACGCCCGTAGGTTACTTAACATGCAACGGTCAGACATTCGATAAATCTCTATATCCGAAATTAGCTGAAGCTTATCCTGACGGTAGAGTACCTGATTTAAGAGGCGAGTTTATCCGGGGATGGGATGATAGCCGTGGTGTGGATAGTGGTCGCAGGATTTTGTCTTATCAAGAAGGTCAGGCACCTGTATCTGCTATTGCTGGCTACTGGGGAAACAACTGGAACGACAATAAGCACAGAGATACCGGATTTTCCGCAGCGACGGGAACAAACAACGGAAGTTTTCATACTATCATCCAAGAATATGAATCTCAGAGAGAAACCCGCCCCCGTAATATCGCATTTAACTACATAGTGAGAGCAGCATAATGACAGAACAAAAGTACTCTTTAGAACATGAAGTAGCAGTACTCGGAAAAGACGGACTAGCAATTCAAGCAGGCTGGATAAAGGTTTATCACTCGAATCAGATAACGAGAGAATTCACAGTTTCAGACATTGAATACGTGATGTTGGGTGTCAGTTTATCAGCCGGTGCTTATCAAGATGCGCCTAAACTACCAGGTTCTCCTGACGAGGCCGTGTGCCGCAGTATCGACGGTAAGTGCTGGGAAATACTCCCAGATTACAGGGGAAAAGTAGCTTACGACACGTTAACTCGCGCTCCGACTGAAATCACAGAAATCGGTGAATTACCCGCAACACTGACATTCAAAAAGCCTGATACCGACTACGACAAGTGGGACGGTAAAGACTGGGTGGTTGATAAAGACCTACTCAAGTCTCATCAAATCAACGATGCAAAGCAGAAACAAGCAGCACTGTTACAACAAGCAAATGAAACACTCTCATTGCTACAAGACTCTGTTGACTTGGAAGTGGCAACAGACTCAGAGAAAGCCGCTCTGTTAGAGTGGAAGAAATACCGCGTTCTGCTCACTCGTGTAGATGTTGATCAAGCGCCTGATGTTGAGTGGCCGGAAATGCCTAAATAAAAACAAAGCCGGTTAGCCCGGCTTTTACTCCCCCATCTTACCCGTCCCGCCCTTAATATTCCCTACGGCTTTTCAGGCCAGATAATATCGGGTTCTGATGTATCAACCCGGTTAAGCATCACGCGGTATTTGCGCCAGTCAGTCAGTGCAGTTTTCTCCTCGTCACTCGCCATCCCCAAATCTACAGCATCTTGAAGCGGAGCTATCTGTTTGCTTACAGTGAACATAAGTTGTTGTTTCTTATGTTCTGCTTGTTGCTGCTGTTCCTGCCTAAGCTTTATTTTATCACTTTCTGATATTATCCACTTTTCACTATCCCATTTGTGATAAACAGATGGCGCTTGTTTTGTAAGAATTGGATAACCCTCCTTATCACTGACAATAGCAAAGCCGTTTGATTGCCCTGTTAGTAACTCCTCGTGCTTTTCTGCCGTTATCTCAATACATTCATCTCGTGCGCCATTATAGAAAGCGCACTCATTTCTAGACCAAAATATCATTTCATTGCCCCCAAAACATGATGTGTACAAAGGGAGTTTCATCGTTCGACGCGGTGCCCGCTTGATATTCAAATGATGATAAAGTCACATTGCGTACAACAGTGTGCCCGGTACCCGTTGACACGCTCGCCATTGAAGCTACATAACCCAAAACATGTGCTTTAAAAGCAAAAGGGTATGTTACTTTTGACCATGTTTGTCTCCCTGCCTGCACTCTAACCCACTGAATAATCAGATTAGTATCCCCGCACTCCCACCATCCGTTCGCTGACCTGTTTGCCGTGTTTTTATTACCTTTAGCATTAACACGACTATCTACTTCTGCTTTCGAATAAACACCCAAGTTACTGACTGGAATTGAAATATTCGCAGTACCATCAAAAGCCACGCCCGCTATTGTTCTTGCCGTCGCTAACTTATTTGCGGCGATAGCCGTACCGTTAGATTGCAAGGCCCCCTTAGCCAAATTCACCGTTTCCACTAAACCGAGGTTTTACGGGAACTAGCATCAGCCTCCATTTTTCATATTTTCATCATTTTATGAGGATAAAAAACAATGAAAGTAGGGTACATCCGTGTATCAACAAATGACCAAAACAGCGATTTACAAAGAAATGCCTTAATAAGTATAAATTGTGAACATATTTTCGAGGATAAAATCAGTGGCAGGACAGCGGACAGACCGGGATTAAAACAAGCATTTGAATGCTTACAAGCGGGGGATACGCTGGTTGTTTGGAAGTTAGATCGGCTGGGGCGTAGTGTTCAGAATCTTATTGCGTTGAATGCACATTTGAAAGAACGTGGCATTCACTTTCAGAGCTTAACCGACAGTATTGACACCAGTACCGCTATGGGGCGGTTCTTCTTTCATGTCATGAGTGCACTGGCTGAAATGGAACGAGAATTGATCGTTGAAAGGACGAATGCTGGGTTGATAGCTGCACGTGCTCAGGGAAGAGTTGGAGGCAGGCCGGTGTCATTTTCATTCGTTGAACAGCAACAAGCTGCAAGATTACTTACGAAAGGTCATAGTCGGAAAGAGTTGGCATTAATTTACAACACATCATTATCTACGATATATAAATATTTTCCGGTAAATAACAAAGCCGGGTGATCGGTTTTATATTAAGAAATCTATCGCTACACTCCATATTAAGTGCTTTTTTTGTTTGTACATGCATGTGTACATTATGGTATTTATTATTGATGAATTTTTATTTAATTAATTGTTTTATATTAATATTTTAATTATAAGGGTATTTCGGCAGCGGATGTGTTTTTGCACCAGCTCCATCAGGGCAACGCCTTTATGTGTCAGGATTTCTTCATCGCTGAGCACACTGACGTCCACCAACGGAAACGCCTGGCGGTATAAGCGAGCAGCCTGTTCAGGAAGCGTAAAACAATCCAGCCACCGGTTTGAGTAAGGATAAGGACGAATCTCACCATGATAAAACAGCAGAGGCGCCACCAAAGGAAGTTCAGTATGGCCTTTTTTCAGGTGAGCCGCTATAGCTGACATGGCATAATACATCAGCCTCTAGGCCATCAATGGGTCAGGAGTGGACTGATGTTCAATCAGACAATAGATATAGCCTTGTCCTCGAACTGTTTTAACCGAGTACAGCACATCACTGTGCAGTTGACGTAAATGCCGGTCCACAAAACTGCCAGGCTCCAGTTTCAATGTGGCTAAATCACACAACGACTGGATCTCTTCGGGCAGATAAAGGGATAAAAACTCCCTAGCCGTTTCGGGCTGCGTTAAAAAATGCTTGAATAATGCATCATGGTGAGGCCGTTTTTCTTTCTTTGCCACAATCTGTTTCTCTGTCTTATCAGTTAGTCATTACCACTCATTGTCAAGGTATAGTATTTCTACCAAGTTACAAAAAACATTGTTTCAGATTTCCTCAGGCAAATCTTTACCGAATGCATTAATATAAGCGCCTAAAGAATAAAATACTATAAAATAAAAAACGAGAAAATATTATATTTACAACAACTACTCAATGAAAGTTATTTATTTAAGTAAGTTTTTAACTTACATTCGCATAATAATAACCATTTTATCAAAACATCGATTACTTATATTTACGTTAATATTGGATGTTCAGAACGCAAAAATTTAACTGAGTTCCCTTCAGATAATCTATTATGTTGAAATGTTACTTAGGAAGCAACAAAACCTCTGCTTCATTGAGCTTTCATTTTATCAATTTACTTCTGTACATTTTGCTGTTGCTGACTGGAATGATAACGTACTACAGTATTTGGTTTATTTGGACTGCTAATTCGTTTTGGTGGCCTGGTAATGAATCAGGGTGAGAGCGTGAGTGTTCATTTTTTACCCATCCAACTTAATCCTGCTATTAACACCTTGTCCATATAAGCACTACTCATACTGGTCATCTTCCGTTTGCGCCGAATACTGGCTTTTTCGCTGG